TGGACTCTGTTCTCTCAGTGAATGCTAATGCACCTTCATTAGATGTACTAATGTCAGCAGCTTCAGCAACTGATCCAGCATTGTTTGTGAAAGTGGTTTCTTCGAGATAGACATATGCATTTTGGTTTGTTTCGATTTGATCGAATAATCCAATAACACTATCTGGATCTCTAAGAGCAGTTTCTAAAATGCCCGGAGTTCTGAGAGACTCTGGCGGATAACCAGTTGTGTTTAAAGTTGTTTTGTACTCGTATGGTGAAAATTCACCTTTAGAATCCACACCTTTAACTCCTTGATTCTTGTATGCATTATATGCATCTGAATCAGTAAGTTGTTCTCCAATTGTTTTAAAAGCTTTAGCTTCTTCAACTTGTGGAACAGGCATTTCATTTACAGGTTCATTATCTATTTCGAGAGCTTTTGCGTTAGCTGCTTTAGATTCTTCGATTTTGAGATCTTCGACCATACCTGCTAAGTCAGCATTAGCTTTTGCAATGCTTTCTTTTTGATCAGCAGTATATTTGCCGTTTTCGTCTGCGCCATCGAAGATATTTTTAAGCTCTTCACGCGATTTTACAATCTGTTCTTTAAGATTGTCAACTTTACTCACTATTATCTCCTATGATAACTATTACTTATACTTCAATGTCTACAGTCTCGGCTATAAGCCTTTGACCTTCGACCCATTCAGCGTCAAAATCTTCGTCAGCTGATTCGCTGTTATCCTCTGGTTCTTCGGTAACTTCTGAGACAGGAATCTCTTCAGTTTCTTCTTCCTCGGAATCGATGTCAGAGACATCGTTGTCGTATTCGTTAACTACCGTATTCTCATCAACGTCTACGTCACCAGTTGGTTGCTCTTCTACTTCTGACTCTGAAACTTCTTCCGCACCGAACTCATCGACAAATGAGTCTAATTCAGCCCAAGCATCGCTGAGATCGTCCTGAACTGCGCGAAGTGCTTCAGTAGCTTTTTCGCCTAATTTTCTACCGTCTTTTTCACGGAGGGACGAAATTGCTTTCGCCCTTGTTATAAGGTTCTCTAATGCAGCAAGCACATCTTTGACCTCTTCAGAAAAAGTCTTATTGACTTCTTCTGAAACTTTTAATTCTTTTTCTTCTTCCTCAGCAGTTTCTTTAGCAATCTCTTCTGCTTCAGGATCTTCTGCTGGAGCTTCCTCAACAGGAGCTTCTTCAACCTCTTCTGGTTTTTCTTTAGGTTCTGGTTGATTCATACTTTCTGTAGTCATAACAGCTTTTTCTTCTGAAAGTTCTTCTAACAACTGAGTATTAGATTTAATAGCCATTGTGTATGTTTCTTGATTTGCTCCAACAAGAACTGGTGATACTTCGTAGACAGTTAGACCTTTAAGAAATCTAACATCTTCTTCTTCATCAGAACCGTCTTTTTTAAATTTACCGTATTCAGAATCATCAACTTTAAAACCGAAAGACCATTGTTGTAATTCACCCATAGCCTTTACTAAGTTATAAGCTTCTCTTCCTGATTCTGTATCCATAAAGAACTGACCTTTGAATGTCGCTTTATCATCGTCTTGTTCTATTTGACCTTTACCAATTGGCATATCCCATTTGTGAGCCCATACCATAGGCACATCTCCTGATTTAAAACCTGATTTGATAGAACCTGCTTTTACAATGTCGCCATCTGAATCTACTTTATCGAATACCGAAAAGACCGCAGCGACTTCGCCTTTTTCGTCATTCTTTATTTCTAAGTCGATTGACTTAATATCAAAATTATCTGACACTTAAACTCCTAAATAAATAAAATTGCCAATTTCATATATAAGTTTATCAGTAGACCTTAATTCTCAACGACTACTTTTAATAGATTTATTTAGTTATGTCAGATATGATTCTTAGACTTGAAATAGGCATTGTTACTCTTCTGTCTGTTCTCTTATGTGAACCGTCTTCCAAGATTTGCCAGACTTGCATAGTAGCTTCTTTATCTGTGTTATTTACAGATACAACTACACCGTGAACTGTTGATGGTGGCTGTGGACTTTTATCTATACTCCAAGATACAGATTGACCTGTTCTAACAGATTCTGCTTTAGTCATACTTTTACTAGAGTTAGGATGTCCTGATGGAAGTAGGTCTGTATCGTATGGTTTTCTTTTAAATTTACCATTTCTTAGTGCGTACAAAAAGCCGTTAACTCTGGCTAACGCCCACTGGTCAGCACCTGAAACATTACCCCTAACTGAACCCGGATTTGTTCTATAAGCACCAACGCCTCTGTTAAATACTTTACCTAAAGTACCTGCAGAAGTTTTATATTTAGCACTACTTGAATTATGATCAGCAGCTTTCTGTCTTAAAATTTTTCTTATTCTAGGAGAGATAGCTTTCATTACCATTTCTGCTTCTAGTTCAGCAGCTTTTTTTCTACGTTCTCTAACAAGTTTTTTTCTTTCGTTAATAACAGCTTTCATAGCTGGAACACCTATGTTAAGAACTCCACCCCATTTGATAGCAGCAATAACACCGTTCAATCTTTTATCATTTTGATGTCTACCCATATAGCGTTCTCTTCTTCTTACCCAGTTAAGAACAGATTCACTTCTATCACCTGATTGATACTTAGTCCAATTTCTAAAAGCATCATTACCAGTAAATGATGTTGGAGGATTACCACCATTGCCAGCCATTCTCCAAATCTCTCCCCAATTCTCTTTTAGATCTTTTGCGTAACCGTATGGGAATTGTTTATACTTTGAATTTGAAATTCTAACTGCTTGATTCATACCCGGACTTGGAAAGTTAGTATCGTCTTTAGCTTTAACAATTAATTTATTGTAATCTTCTTCACTTGAACAAGGCATATAAAATTTACCAGCAGGTCCTCTATCTACTTCGTGATATCCATCACAACCTAATTCCTGTGCTCTAGCTATAGCTTCTTCAGGAGTGGTAAAAGTATTTCTCATAAAAGCTGCTGGAGCTTTTTCTTCTGGACTATTCAATTTATCACCTCTCTCAAACATTGCTTCTGCTTCTTCTAAACTTACTTTTAATTCTTCTATTGCTCTATTTATCCAATGTTTTTTGGTTCTTTCAAAGGATTCGTGTGAACTACAAGGCATATAATAAGTCATACCTTCAATAGTATGTTCGTGATAACCTTCACAACCTATTTCTTTAGCCCTGCGTTCTGCCGCTTCTATCGTATCATACATCCACATATTCCTAGAAGGAGTTGGTTTGATCGTTTGTCTTGTAGATTCAGGTGCACCATCACCTGTGTCCATTACATCTTTCTTTTCTAATTCTTCTTGAGTTACAAATGTTTGATCAATTGTTGCAGCAGGTATTTCTAATGGATCATCTTCACCAACAGGTATTGATTGATCTTCTGCATCTTCTTGAGCAGGTTTACCAGTTGCATCAACTTGTTGCATATTCATTGGTCTTAGGTAAACATTGTGAGAATCATCTGCGGCTAAACCAACTGCATTTCTAGCTTCACCAATTGTTGCCCACCCACCTGAAACAGCAGTGTTCATTCTTTTGTAAAGCTCATCTTGATCTTGTGATAATGCTCTTACATCTTCAACATTATATTTACAATAAACATTGTCATCTTCATCAAACTCAGGAAGTAGCTGATAAGTTAATTCTTCTGCAACTGTTCTCCACAAAGGAACAAGTTTTTGCTCAGTAAAATATTCTCTTAATTCTCTAGTATTGTTGTAGGTCGCTGAATTCAATCCAGCCCCGAGACCGGCGAGCACTGCTGGGACACCCATAACAGCTGCAACTCTTTCTTCAGGTAATCTTCTTAGTTCAATTAAGTTCATATCACTAGGACTAAAAGATACTACGTCTATATTCATAGCTCCAGTAAGAACCATAGGCATACCTCTATTAGCACCACCAAATTTAGATTTATACATCTCTGATATTGCTTCTGCTTCTTCTCTTGTTGGACCACCCATAGCATCTGATGAAGGAGAAAGTATTACACCCGGTATTGCCATATTATGAAGCAAGGCTGTAGAATATTGACCTGCTGCTTCATCTCCTAATATTTCTCTAAGAACTGTTTTAATTGGAGCATATCCTTTTCTGTGATCGTTAGGATCAATTCCTGTTGATATGAATCATATCTTTAGGATCTATATCGACAGTATCTGTAGTAGGTGTGTATTCATATCTTGTAATTAATCTTTGTTGATCACCTTTTGGTTTTATAAAATTAGGCATAAGAGGAACTAATTGTACAACTTGTCCTTTCTTGTTTCTATTTTTAAAAAGGTAAGCATCTCCTTCTACGCTGATAGCTGATACTAAATAATGTGAAAGTATTGCACCAGACATAAAAGGATTTGGTCTTTTAAATAATTTTGAAACAGGGTGTTTAGCAAGAACTATATCTTGTCCAACTTCATCTTCTTTAAATACATTTAATTTTGGTTCAGCAAAAGCTGTAGCTAAAACAGAAAGACAGGCAGCAACTGCGGAGTTACCAGAACCATTACCAATGTCTTCTAATTTGTCAGAAGGAAAGTATCCTGATTGTGTATTGTATCCGTATACAGATCTATCCAGCGCTGAGGCTAGTGATTGATTAAAATTTAATCTTTTTAATTCTTGTCTCCCACTTGGGGTAAAACGTTTCGTAAATCTTTGAAACGCGTTTAATTCTTCAGCCAATTATATCTCCTAAACTAATAAGCATTCCATTGCCTACGCTCATTCAAGTTCAGGACACCGTATCCAAGCGCATCAACCATATCATCGTGTGCTCCAACAGGGAAAGTAAATAATTCTCTTTCCATATCATCAAGCCAAGGAGCGTCTCCCTTAAAATAGACATCTCCAGCTTCCATTCTAGCACTAAGTGTCAATGCTCGTGCAACTTTGTCCTTATCAGGTTTAACTTCTTTAACACGCATTCCTTGACGTTTTGCCATTTGTATTAAAGAAAGTTGAAAACCTTGACGTTCCATAGTAACCCAACCAGCAGAATGTTTATCAATCATTCTTTTAATTGCACTTAAAATATCTGGTCCTTCAAATCTTTGTCTTAAACAATCAAGAACAATCATCTTATTATCTTTGGTCAAAGCAACAGCTATTATAGCAGTATAGTCAGCATCTTCTTCTACTGAAGTAGCAATGTCTGTCGCTAAAAATATTGTGCATTCTTTTTTAAAATATGTTTCTCCATCTAATACAAAGTCTCCATTATCATCGTAGTTCCAATATTTCATCCACTCAGGCTTAATCATTCCTTGACCAGCTTCTACAAACTCAGCCATATATTCTTGAGCAAAAACAATAGAACCAACTTCTGTTTTAGCTTGATCTACTTCATCAGGATCTATTCTTGGATTATCGTAAGTTGAAAATCTAAACCTTTCCCAGTTATCTGCAGTACCAGCAGTTTCCCATAAATTATAAAACCAATTATTCATACCCATAGGAGTACTAATAAATAATGCAGAACCTTTTCTTTCAGTTAATGTAGGTCTTAATACTTCTTGCCATACTTCAGGTTTTACGAATGCAGCCTCATCCATAACAATAAAATCTAAACCTTCACCTCTTAGTCTTTGTGGATTATCTGCAGATCTTACAGCTATCTGTCCACCATTAGCCATAGTAAACTCCATATTAACAATTGAAATATTTGGTTCTATTTCTTTAGGGAATGATGCAGCTGAAGCAGCAATATCTCTCCAACCTACACGAGCAATAGCAAAAGTAGGTGCTACCCACCAAGCACGACCACCTCGGAGTGCTACCTCCATACACATTTGTACACCAAGTCTAGTTTTACCAAATCGCCTACCAGCACATAATATTTTCCAACGTGCTTTTGAGTCAAATACTTTTTGTTGAGCTTCGTGTAAAGGTGGAAGCTTTGGATGATATAGTTGAGATTCAATTACCATATGGCTATCCTAAGACAGCCATTGATGGGAGGAAGTCGGAGTGGAAGACCGACAAATACATACTACCATACAACACCTTTTCTTACTGACTGTTTTTATTATAATACTCTCCTCTCATCTTATCTTATCTCCTCTCTTCTCCTCTCCTCTAGGTGCGTTAATAACGCGTTACTAACGCGTTACCATTTATACTTTATTTTCTTAGCTTCGTTATATTGTTTAAAAGATTTTTCACTTAAATCACTAGGATCTCCGTTCCATTCTACATCTACAGGAGTTTCAAACATAACATTACTGCTTATTTTTCTTTTAGTTGGACTTTCACAAAGTAGACACTTAATGACTGGGTCTTCAGTTATTTTATGAGTTATTTCGAACAAATGTTCGCATTTCTCATTTAAGCATATATAATCATATCTAGGCAAGTTTAACTCCTGTGTGTTTCTCTAATAATTTTACCTTATCTATGTGTTTTGATTTGTAATCTTCCCAAATAGTTATATAATCTAATTCTTGATGTTTGATCAATTCATAAGGTTGTAAGTAATCTTTGTAGTTCCACCTACTTTGCCCGTTATGTGTATGCAGTATGGTTCTATCTTGATAAAGATGAGCAACAGTTGGTTGATTGAATAAAGGAGTTAGTAATGTATATCCCTTATGAAGTAATTCTGCTGTTTGTATCCAATGTTCTGTGTGCATTGGTAAATCTGATAAATCTTCAAAAAAATTACTTTTACTAAAAGAAAAGTTTCCATTCCAAAGTAAGCACTTCATTACACCGTTATCATCATATTCGTGTATGTCAATATATTCAGGATACATTGTAAAGTATTCTTCATTTCCGTATTTATATTTTTGTCCTGTAAATTTAGGATATCCTAGTTTATATTGATGTGGAGCAAACGACCTGTTTTCTCCGTCTGAATAAAAATGACCTGCAAGACCAGTAAATATAACATTATTACTAAATTTATCTATTTCTTTTTTAAGTAGAGTATCCCAATGTTTACCAAATAAAGTATGAGAATCAATAGACAAAACATACTCTTCTCCTTGATACATAGAACCAGCTTTTATTCTTCCTTTACCAATTCCTAAGTTTTGCCAATTAAGATTATCAGTAAAGATAGACATATTGTGTTCTAAAGAAAAATCATATAACCATTTTTCCCAAAACTCATTTTCACATAATGCATAAACACCAAAGTGTATTTCACTAGGATTATCAGCTTGTGCTAAACAGTTTTCTATTGTATGAAAAAATTCTTGATCGTGTATTACAGGAATACCAATATATATTTTATTCATCAGTGAATAGAGAATAAAATATATATTGGTATTCCTGTAATACACGATCAAGAATTTTTTCATA